TCTACCTTTTCTAAATCTTCTGCTGCCATTAAAAGAACCCTCCTAAAGCTTGACCTAATCCTGCTATTTGCATTGCTGTACTAGGTGCACCTACTGGTGTTCCAACAAATCCAGATCGTTCTTCTCCATAAGTTCTTATAGGAGCACCTGCCAATGCACCAACCATTTGTCTTATTTGACCTGCTGGATATTCTCTTTCTTCTATAAAATCTCTAAAGTTTTCTGCTAGTTGAGCTTGCTCTATACCTCTCGCTGTTGCACCGAATTGACCTAATCCTGCTGCAGCACCAGCAAGTCCTGAAAGTTGTGCTTGTGCAGCTTGTAATTGTGCTGCCCTATCAGCAGCAAATCTTTGTGCACCTGATTCAAAACCTGCTTGACGTAATCTTCCCGATACATCAGCAACTTGATCTTGAAATCTTTCTCTTGATAAAGCTCTTTCGACACCTTCTCTTGTTCCTCCAAAAGCTCCTGCTCCTACAGCTCTTGCAGATAAAGCTCTATCTCCCATATTATATGCCTCTCCTAAATCTGATATTGTAGATTGAATTACTGCATTCGTATATGGATTCATATAATCTTGCATAGTTTGTGTGTCAAAAGTTTGTGCACCTATTTGTGCTAATTGACCTGCTTGAGGTAAAATTTGTGTACCAAATACATTTGCCACTTGTTGTTCTTGTGGAGATAATTGAGCTATACGTTGTCCTTGAAATCCAACATAAGGTCTATTAAAAACATTCTCTGCTGTTCTTAAAGTTCTTTCTTGTATTTCTTTAAAATACTCTGGTATTTGCGAAGTCACTGTCTGTTGAGACGGTGCTTGAATAACTGTTGTTTTTGGTTTGAAAAGACTACCCATTGATTATATAAGTTCCTCCGATATTTTTATAACCTAATTTTAAAAAAGCATTATGTTTTCTAAAAACATCTTTTCCTTGCATAACCTCTAATATTGTAGTAAGATTATGTTTTTTTGCATACTCTTTTAAAACCAACATTATTGCACGAAAAGCTGTATAACTTCTATGCTTAGGATGTACATGTAACCATAGTGTTCTTAAAAATTTTTTGTCACTATACCAAGTATCATCTATTGTTGCAGCTAAAGTTCCTACAATAATATTTTCTTTTTCTAGTACTATAACAAAATTATGTTTAATGTAAAATACTATGTTTTCCAGTAATTTCTTGTTATTTACATTCCCAAAGTTATATGGTGATTCAGGAAGCCATGTTTTAAGCAATTCTCGAACTCGTACAGCATCATCAATACGAGCTTGTCTTATTTTATATTTATCTTTTTCCATCAGGTCTAATATTAATTCTTATTGTACCAAATCTCCAATTATCACCTAAATTTTGATTTTCTATTCTTAAACTAGATTGTCTACCACGAATCCTTGTATTATAAAACCTAGTTGTGTTGTTTACTGTAACAGCCTCTCCAGTTGTTCTTGTATCATTAGGATAATCTCTTGTTTTTAATGTAATTACTGCATTACCTTCCATGTTTTGAAAATCTGGTACTACTTTATTAATAAAACTAAATTCTTCTCCGTCTGCTATATCTCCATCACCTGATTGTATAAAAGCTTGTAAAGCAGTGCCATCAGCATCTACACCTGATTCATGTCTATAAATAAGACTTCTACCTTGTGTTAAACCATTGATTTGAACATAAGTATTGGCTGTAGAGTTTGCAAAATACTCTGATCCTAATGGATTTAGCTCTACACCATTATCTTGATATGTACTTCTTGAAAGATTACCGAAGTACCAACTTTGTTCTAAATAATTATAGATTACATATCTATCAATTTGATCAGAATTGTTAGAACAATAATACCATATGATTTCTGAAAAATTAGAAGTTTGTCCTGCATAAACTTGAGCATATTGTGTTTTATTTATATCATTAAATACATAATTCAATACACTACAAGGTATCTCTTGCACTGCACCTGCATATCTAAAAAATTGTCCATCTGACATCCAATATGCAATATCATCTACAACTATTGCAGCATTTAAACCAACAGATCCACAATCATTACCTAATTGCCTAAAACCAAAAATAAAAGGTGGACCTACAAATGACATAGAGTGCATGTCTGTATCTGTCCATATTAATATTGTACCTTTTGCAGGTTTAGCACATCTAATTTCGCTTCCACCACCTAATCTTTGTGATCCAGCAGAGTTCGTTGCATTAGCTGTAAACTGTTCAAAATTTTCTTGATCACTAAATCTAATAAACATTTTATCTTGACTCGAAGGTGTACCAATAGTGGTTTCTGTTCCCATTAAAATTAAATGTCTTGTTTCAGTTGATATTACATTTAAAGTACTTGCTGTTGGAACATTAGCTATTTCTGTTGCTCTATTATCAGATAATCCAGATGACGTATCAAAATAATATGTGCTACCATCTCTTTGTGTAATAATTAAATCTTCTCCCCAATTATTAATAGACCATTGTCTTAAATCTAGAGTTACATTAGATGTAGTTCTTGGTGTATTCCATGTAAGAGCATTCCAAGTTCCTGTACCCCAACCAAATCCAAAAGTTTGTTTATCTGGTCCTATTGATAATTGATATTCTGCTGTACAATTAGCAGTGGTTGTTACATTTGCAGAAGCTGTAACATTACTTGTAACAACATAAGCATCAGCATTAGTTATGGACGTAATTTCATATTCTGCATCTATACTCGTATTTGCAATACCTCCAACATTGGCTACAGAACAATTAGAAATAGTTACAAAATCTCCAACAGCTGCACCATGAGCTGCATGATTTATTGTTAAATTTGCAGAACCTGTAGTTGTATCGAAAACTGATGTTAGAGTGTTAGATTGTCTTAAAGGTGTTATATCAGCAGACTGACCTTGTCGATAAGCATAAACTTTTCTATCTGTTCCTAAAGCTTCATATCTAGAACCAGAGTTATCAAACCATTGCTCTAAAGCTCTTCCAACACCGACATAAAAATCAGTACTAAATTTTGTCCAACCGCCTATTTTTTGTGGTAAACCTTTTCTAAATCTTACTTTATCACAATTAGACCATCTTCCTTCAGCACCGGTTTCTGTATTCTCGGTATCTATTCCTGGTAAAAAATTTAGTTGAGTTAAAGGCATAATAACAAAAATTATATATTAAATATTATAATTTTCTAGTTTTTTGTGTTACCATAGATGACCTTATTTTATTACAATCTAATCATTTATATAGATATTCTTAAAAAACATAATTAGCTGCAATACAAATTCTCTCTTCATCTGATTCAAAAGGATATACAAAATGTGTTAAATTAGATGGAAAAATAATAAAATCATTTTCTTCTGGTTTAATTATAACTCTATCTATATTATGTTTTCTCTTTTCTCCATACTTAAATATTATTGCACCTGGACCTGCAAACTTTTCTTTAAAATCTATATGACCATCTATGGTATTAACTTTTAAATATAATACAGAACTAAAATCAGCTTCATGGTCATGCATAGGTACAAACTCTCCTTTTTTCATAAAATTAATCCAAGAGTGTGTTAATTTAAGTTGTGGTTTTTCTTTTATATTATACCAAGAACAATAATTATCTAAAAAAGACGAAAAATAATTTTTTAATGTTTTGGTAAAAACTATTGGATCAAATGGATATTCTTCTTTAACAGTATTAGCTAATTCTTTTACATAATTAGAATTATTTTTAATTACAGAATTTAAAAGAGTTTTATTTTCTTCATGTGTTATTTTGGTTTGATATACTAATGGTCCCCAATTGTATACTTTAAACATGTTATTTCGTTCTAAAGTCAGAGGGTAGACCTAAGTGTGGACGACCATCATATTTATTATTTTCTCCTTGAGTTGCAAAATTATTATAATGAAGAAAAACTTGCCCACAATTATCTCCCTTAAATTCTTCTCGCCAATGTTCTAAAACACATCCAGAATAAACTAACATGTCTCCAGGTTCTAAATCTACTTTTAAACCTTTTGCATTACTTGATGTAGTTATTCCTTTTTTACCTCCATCAGATTCTGATATTCCTACATTT